ATTCCTTCAATGTTTTCGATTAATAAAACATTAACTATATCCGCTTTAATGATATTTCCATTAATCCTAGGAATTGTAAGTCTATTTGGCGGCAGAATGGTTAAACAAAGAAAAGCTCAACAAGAATCATTATCGAAACTTAGTGATTTAATACAAGAAGATCTATCTGGTATAAGCGCAATTAAAATTTATGCCCAAGAGTATGCTGAGAAAAAAGAATTTAAAATATATAATAATGACTATCGAAATTCAGCGATAAAACTTGCAAGAACAGCGAGTACACTATTCCCTTTGTTACAAGGGATTTCCTCAATTTCATTATTGATTTTATTATCATTAGGAACTTTTCAATTAGAAAGTGGATTTATTTCGATAGGTGGCTTAGTAGCTTTAATTCTTTACGTAGAAAGACTTGTCTTCCCTACTGCTCTATTAGGTTTTACCTTAAATACTTTTCTACAATTGAATGTACTTTAGTGCCACGTCTAGAAGCTTTGCCACTTACTATCTCGGCTTGTTCTTCACCAACTCTTTCACGCCAAGCTCTTATGGCGTCTTCACTGAGTATACTTAAAACAGTCGTGATGCTAGGATACTGCACACCGTCAGGAGTAGAGTAAGTTCTCCCAGATTTGGCCGTGACGCAATCCAAATCTTTATATCCAATATCAATTGTTTCATGTTTAAATTTTTTGTTTTTTTGTATTTTGTTTTTCATAATTATATTTAAATATGTCCTTTACAGCGTCTGTAGTTATACAATAAATTGCTTCTGGCGTATATTTAAAATTGTAAGACGCGGCTGCTTGTTGATATATTTTCATGTGCATTACACTAACGTACTCTTTGCACTCTTGTTCAGATTCAAAAGACGGACTTTTAAATACATACATAGGTCTCTCTACTGCTGCACTAGTCATTAAGAACGATACTATTAAAAAAAATTTCATTTGTTTATACCTTTATAGTGTTACCTTTACCTGATGCTTTTTTAACGCTCTTTAATACATCTTTCCATCCATTATCTGTTTTAGATAATAAACTTCCTTGATGCGATACAATACCTGGGAACTTAATAACTTTGACTAATCCATTTTTTTTTAAGTATTCATCTAAGTCATCTGATTTACAATCAATGTCGTACTCTTCGCCACCACTAAGTGGTTTAACCGTATATTTAGGCACCTTTATATCCTTCCCACCAGTCAGGAGCTGGTCTTTTCCATTCCCATTTAGCAAAGTACTTTGCTTGGTGATAATAGTTACGATACGCTTGAACCGCGTCACCTGGGACTTTACAATCCGGATAATGATTCATAGCTTGAGCAAACTCAGTCAGTCCAACATGCGGAATGTTTTCCGGAGGAGCCGCAAGAATAACACCTAGCTTTTCGAAAGTTACGTGTTTTTTATTTCTGCGATACTCAAACTCTTTGGACATAGAAGCAAAGTGACCGTAATGCCAGTCATAGTTTTGTTTACTTGCCATGGTCCATGTTGTACAAGGATGATGCTTGTGGACTGCAGCATAATATAGATTATCACGGATATCGCCAAACGCGTAATAAGTCTGTATAGTTTTACCAGATCGAGACTTACGCTTTTCTGGCTTACCGTCAAGTAGCCTGTGTGCAGTGCTAAGCATTTGAGCAGATTCCACAATCATCTTAGGAATATGCCTGTCGCAAAGCATTTGAGCTGCCTTGACTGGATTTTTATCTAGTATAAAAATATTCATGTATCACCTTTAAATAATAATATTATAACATAATTTAATTCATTTGTATATATTTATATTTATCTTTAAGTCGAAATGTACACCTCCGGCACTTTTGTTAACTTGATTTGTCTTTCTACAAAATTCTTTTTTTTAAGAACTCTGTTCATTCGATTTATTCTACCTTTCTTTTTTAATTTTGAAGCGTATATGTCTAAATCTTTTACAAGTTTTTCTAGTACCATGTTTCTGCCTTTCTACAATAGTAGAGTTAGTCTTGCAGTAAACCTGGGAAAGCCTCCTCTACTACAGGTCTGGTAAGACCTTTGATGTTTTGTTTATTAATCATTGAAATAACAAGCTTAGCATCTTCAGGATGTACACCTTCTAATATTCCTATGAATATTTGTTCTCTCTTATATTTCTGCATTTTTTCACCAGGGCCTCCCTTTACAAAATATTTAAATTTTGTATTTTCTCTAAGAAGATTAGCGGGATGATGATGAGCTGGAGATGCGGTATAAGGTGGTTGTCCTGTTGGTAAGTTCCACAACACTTTAGAATCCATAGAACCTCTTATTATATCCTTAAGAGCCCAACTTTCATTTTGTTTAAGTAACTTAACTTTCTCGTTTCTAGTACGAGCTTTTGTTACTTCTTCTAGAACTTCATAAACATACTGTTTCATTCAATAAACTCCTGTACACTATCAATCAAATTATTACAACGCTTAGTAACTAAGTAATTAAATGTCTTAAACTTATTGCTCCAAACGTCTTGTTCTATAAAAGTATTTATAATTTCTTTTCTTAGATCTTGTGGAGTTTCAGTGAGATCAATTAATTTTTTGTTTCTACAATAATTACGATACCACGAAGCTGCATATAACAACTCTCCTTCGTCAAGATCTTGTATAATATTATCTATTCTTTTTTTAGACATAGGAGTTTGCCTAAAGCCTTCTACAAAAGTATTATCATCAGATAAGATATTTGGTACACCATCGCCTTTGTCACCTTTGATAATATGAGTTTGTAGATATAATCTAGGATTCTTTTCTATTAGTTCTTTTTTAAGAAGTGGCGAATACTGTCTCACAAACTTGTACTTTTGTAGCTGTAAGAAGTCTCTATCAGAAGATACTATCATAATCTTTTCTGGATTATAGTCGTTGTTTGGATCTGGATTCATAGTAACTATTGTACCTATAATATCATCAGCTTCACAACCATCTATATGAATGACCTTATATGGAAAGTTTTCTTTTATTTCATCTTTTACCATATGAAGTATTCTAAATGCTTCACCCCAGTCAAAAGAAGATTTATCTCTATCTTTTTTTCTACCAGCCTTGTACTGTGGAAAAGCTTTTCTACGCCAGTTATTTGCACCATCAACTGCTATTACAAGTTCACCATAATCTTCTTTATACTTTGTACGATACATTCTTAATGAATTAAGTATCATATGACGAATAAGACCTTCATCGAAAGTCTTATTAATAATAATACTCGCTAAAGCGATACCACTATAATCAACTATTATCATGAGTATTCACTCCATGTTGGATCGGGATATCTTGATTCAGCCCAAGATAAACCATTTGGTATACTTACATCATGTCTTTTCCATATATAAACATCCCATAAAGTAGCATTTTTCATGCCACCTTTTGGGTTACCGCCATAAACAAAACCGTGTTTTGGTTTACGACCTTTCTTTTCTACTCTAAATTTTTCTCTAGAATTAGCGTTTACGACCTTGACAATAGACTTTACTATATCATACTCTCGCATGTCTTGCTGATTAGTTGGATCAAACCTGCCAATCCAAGACGTTGATCGCCTGTTATGTTTGCCAATAAAAATACCCATAATAACTCCTTAATATTTTATTTGATAGATATATTCTATCATACTTTTTTGCATTTGTAAACGTTTTTTCACTTAACTTGTTAAGTGTTTTGCGTGTATCCTGCAACCTATGAAGTTATTAAAGTAATCGTCTCTGAATAGAACGTTGTTTTCAAACTGCAGTTTTGCTTCATAATAAGACATTTCTCCTTTGGTCTTGCAAAGTTTTAATATTTCTCTTTTAAATTGTTCTTGGCCGTTTTTTTCCACAAGGTTGCGTACTTCATTCGACGAGCCGTAATATTCTTTCCAGTTTGATTCGACGCGCGTGCGTACGCGTCTCTTACGTGTTTTAGTGATAGGGAGGGTTTTAGGTTTCCAGAAGTTCTTCTTTCCAATATACTTTTTGTTGGTATGAATTTCTGTAAGTTGATATACGAATCCTTGAAACTCTTCTGGGGTTGATTCAAATACAGTGTCATTATAATACCACATGCATTTATTTATTCTTTTTTATGAACAGCGCCTTTTAAAATAAGAGGACTGCTTGCTTCAAATATTGGAGTTCCTATTCCAATTGGCAAAGGTTTTGTCGGTTCAAATTTTGGAAGTAAAGGTAACAATACTAAAAAATGTATAAAGTAATATGCAGTTGCAATCCTACTAAGTGTTACGTATATTCCTTCAGCTGGCATAGCACCGAGATATCCTAGTGCAATACAGTCTACAAACAGTATCCAAAAGAATATTTTGTATAAAGGTCTAAATTGTGAAGATCTAATAGGCTGTCTGTCTAACCATGGAAGAATAAACAGAACCATTATTGCTCCAAACATTAATAGTACGCCACCTAACTTATCAGGAACTGCTCTTAGTATGGCATAAAACGGTAAGAAATACCATTCAGGCACGATGTGAGCTGGTGTTACCATTGGATTAGCCGGAATGTAATTATCTGGATGTCCCATAAAGTTTGGAAAGAAGAAAACTGCTGCAGCGAAAAAAGTTAAAAATACTCCAAGTCCAAACAAGTCTTTGATCGTATAGTATGGATGGAAAGGCAGCGTGTCTTGTTTACCTTTTATATCAATACCAATCGGATTATTACTACCAAATCTATGTAAGGCGACTAGATGTAATATAACTACGCCGACTATTACAAATGGTAGTACAAAGTGTAAACTAAAAAATCTATTCAATAAAGCTTGATCAACGCTAAATCCGCCCCATAACCAAGTAACAAACTGTTCTCCTACTAGAGGGATAGCACTAAATAGATTTGTTATAACTGTTGCACCCCAAAAACTCATTTGACCCCATGGTAAAACATATCCCATAAAAGCTGTGGCCATCATAAGTAAAAGTATTAACACACCTAATATCCATAACAACTCTCTTGGTGCTTTATACGAACCATAGTATAATCCTCGAAAGATATGTATGTACGTTACTATGAAAAAGAAACTGGCTCCATTCATATGAATGTATCTTATAAGCCAACCGTGATTAACATCTCTCATTATTCTTTCTACACTGTCAAAAGCGTAATCAACATGAGCAGTATAATGCATACTTAAAACAATACCTGTGATAATCATTATCACAAGAGTAATACCTGCCAAACTTCCAAAGTTCCACATGTAGTTTAAATTTTTTGGTGTAGGATATTCAGTTAATTCATGATTTAAAAAAGAAAATATTCCTAATCGATAATCAATCCAATTAACTACAGGGTTTTTAAATTTAGTTTTTGCCATTAAAAGTCTACGTCTATTCCGTTTATACTATAAGTTTTTCCGTTGAATCCTTTGTTCATCTTTTCTATGTCATCCATCTTTTCGCTATTTATTCTAACCCATGGATTGAACTTCTTCTGCTTCTGTTTCTGCACCGCAGATCGGGCAGTGAACAGGTTTTTTATATGATGCCACATAAGAAGTTTCATCACATTCTTCGCAGTCTATCTGGTAATCTTTCAAGGATTTCTCTCTTCTTCTTATTAGATGCTTTTGTCCATTCAGCTATTTCTTGCGTAGATCTACCGCAGCCAATACAAAAATTGTCTTGTAAGGTACAAATCTTAATGCAAGGTGAAACGACTTTAGAAATCGATTTCACAGGCGCCACCGGCGCATGCAGCTGCAGCGAGTGTATCAACATCAGTATATTTTCTTTCTTTTATGTCTTCTTTCCAGTCGACTGTTTTTAAAGTTGATTGTATCTTATTCCATTTATGAAGTAAGTACGCATCTTTTAAACAATATTCAGCTGCCATGGAATCTGAATTTAAATAGTTATCTCCAAACTTTTTAAATCTTCTTACCCAGTCTCTCTTCATAGCATTTTCTGAAGTTTCTAAAGATATATCTTCGCCAAATCCTTTTGCAGTAGAACATGCATCCCATAAATTATTAAAACATTTTAATGCATCAACTACCATACCAGAGGCAAATACTGCTGCATCGCCATATTTTTTAACCATTTCTTTAGAAGTTATTACGGCGGTGTTTGGTGCTTGATTATAATCTTTATCGCCAGTCATCGGCAAAAATGATATACCAGCAAACGAGTGTCTGTTATCAAATACATATTTTTCTACATGATCCCAGTCATCTACAATGATAGTATTTGATACGTTATGCCTTACTCCTTTATCAGCACATAAGTCTTCATTTGTTCCAGCTTCAACCCAGTGTTTTTGAGCTTTCTTTACGAGTTCAAGATGTTTAACGCCTAACAAATCATCTTTATACATTGAACCTTTTTTTGGTAATATTGGAAAAGAGACTACTACATCTGTTCCACCGGCTGACCAAACAGAATCTTCTACCATATAGGGATTAGTTTTCATGATAGCTTGAGTTATCTCTGATTCTTTATTCATTTGTACGTTACGAATGTACATGTTTGAATGTTCGGCATGAATGCCAGATGCTGTCTGTAACAATACAGATGCGTTACCACTTGGCTTTACACAAGTGGTTCTAGCTGCAGAATTAATACCAATAATTTCTGCTACTTGCTTATTAACGTCTTTTACTATCTTAGCGCCTTTTTGCAGAATTTTCTCGTCAAAAAGTATGTCTGGATTATTCATCCAACCAGTGATTGAGACTCCAAGTAAAGCTTCTCTATCAAATATCTTTTTAGAAGTATCTGATAAAAATTTGAAGTCAGTGTACCCTGCTTGTAGGGTACCGAGGATAGACGCTGCTCGGCATGCCTTATAAAAGTCTTCCTCGGTATTGCATTTGCCTCCGTTGATTTCTGTCAGGTTACAACCTTGCCAACCTGATTTTTTATTGATCTGCGGATACATACCAATCTCAACACATGGATTCGTAGTATGTTCTGTAGATTCAACGAAGACGAACCCGGGTTCGCCAAATTGTTTGACTGATTCCATTATCTTGCCAAACTCTTCTGAAGTAGTTTTATCTCTTACAATAACTGCAGAGTTGTTTGATCTACCTCTTTGCGGATTCTCCATGAACCAGTTTCCAGTTTTTGCTTCCATCATCTCTTTATCATCTGGAGAGAATAAGCAAATTGTTGCTGATCTTCTTACTCCACCTGATAATACAGCGTCAGCTGCATGCATTGTGATGTCGTATGCATTAATTGGTTTTATTGATACTGGATCTTTCGAGTCTAATACAATACCTTGTAATAAATGTTCTATCTTGTCTAAAGACCTACGTAAGCCGTTTGGCCCTGGTGCCTTAAATCCACCTGATATGTAAGCACCTTTTGGTCTTATCTGTGATAAATCGAAGTATACTCTTCTTCCTTCGTATTCTGGATATTTACCCCCACCAACGAAAAAAGAAGACATTAATACGTCTAAAGCTGAAGCCCAACCTTCAATTGAATCTTCAACTATGTAACCTTTCGCCTGTTTAGTTCTATTTTGTATCTTAGGTAATTTTTTGATGTGATGCTTTTGTACAGAGAATCCTGCTCCAGCACCACATAATAATATATAAAAGACCTCACCAAAAAATTCTGGTCTGTCAACATAAGATGAAGTACAGTTGTACATTCTCATCTGATGTTTCATTAATTGTTCACCACCAAACTGCAAAGCTCTTTGAGCGCCAAGAACCCTTTGTTCTTTATACGCAGTTCTTGCTTCGTCTAAATATGGTTGTAATGTATTATTCTGTACTTTATAATTATTTTCGTGCATACCTATAACGCGGTCTACCGCTTCATCCCAGGATTCATATCTACTTTCGTCGTCTTTAAAACGAGAGTAGCCTTCATAAAATTTAGTCTGAGACAAAAAATCTCGTGTGTCAACAATCTTATTTTGCTGCATCTTTTCCTCGTAATTTTGGTTTAATTTTTTACTGTTATAACTATTATATATTAAAAATCAATCTTTGTAAACAACTTTTTCACTCGCCGTCAAAATATTTTTTTATCATTTGTAAGACGTCATCATATTTAGCCATTTCCATCATTTGTTTTTCGAGCTCTTCCATTACTTGAGGATGCTCTCCAATACCAGCTGGATTATTCATATAAACTTGAGCTGTAGCTTTTGCCATGGCGATCTTGCCTTCAGCATGTTTTTTAAGTGCTTTAATCATTTCATTTTCAAAATCAAAATCCATTTTATTAGTCTCCTACTTTTGCGTTGATTTTTCTGTGTTTATTCCATGCAACCCATCCACCTAATCGTAAAGCCCAATAAGCAAGATAGTTTAAGAAATAAAATCCATTGACCTCAATATTAATATCTCTAAATGTTTTATCCATCCACTGTTGAGATCTAATACCTATAGTCTTTCCATTTTTTAGTAATAGTGTTTCGTACTTATATCCATAATCATGAATAAGTCCACCGATTAACAGTACACCGACCGGTGATAAGAATTGGGCTAAGAACTTTGGTACACTTGCACCGTCGAACTTAAACCCTTTTGGTATAACAAAATTTTGTTTATTGATTGAGTAGTTAAAATCTTTTACTACTTCCCAATGCCTAGTTCCAAATACCCATAACATGAGTGCTCCCCAAAAACCTTTGCCTTTTGTAGCTATTTTGATAGGCTTCATATGAGGATAATCTTTGTAAGTAAAATTTACTCTATTATCTATTTTTTTATCGAATAAATTAATAATTAAACCTATAATAACTAGTATAATAAAAACTGTCATAGGCCAAAATTGAGTGGCTAAACTTAAAATTAAATCTGTCATTTTTTGCTCCTCATTTGTTCTTGCATTGCTAATGCTGATTCATTATCAATACATGCAATCTCTACTAACTTCATATTAGGAAATCTAAGCTTAATACCAGCTTTAACATATTTATCATAAGTTTTAAGATATTCAACACATTCTTGTTTTGTATTAAAAATCACATTTTGATTTATTTTAAAACTAATTAAATCTGAATTTGGATAAGTCAAAGCTGCTATTAAAAACCAAATCATTGCTTATCCTCTGCTATAATCCATTTTAATTCGTTATTTTTATCTATAATAGTTTCTTGGATAGAATCAAGTTTTTTATCCAAATTTTCTACTTTTATTTCGTCCCATATTATATTGGCAATCAAAGATGCCATAATCGATTCTAACATATTATTTCTCTTTTGGTTTCACAGCTTCTTCATAATATAGAATAACTTCTTTTTGTTGTTCTATATATCTTTTTATCTGTTCGAAGTTTAAAGCTAAATTTTTAAATGATGCTGGATCGAGTCCATATATTACAAACTCTCCCATACCAGCTTTTACTTTTTTAATAACTTCAGGTAAATTCTTTTCAGTTATTACAATAATTTTTGCTTCCAACATTTTAACTGCTTTTGGTTTTTGAGCAATTGCGATAGTTGGTGCTATTACTTTCTCAACTGTAACAATTTCTTTTTCTGGTTTCCAACTACAGCTACTTAGTAGCAGTATTGATGCCGTTAAACATGTTAATAACTTCTTCATTTATTTTCTTTTCTGTAGCTGCAGGATCTGCAATACTATTTTTTACTATATCAGTTTCTGCAAGTATCTTTGAGATCTTTTTATTATTTTCTTCAGCAATAGTTAACTTGTTATTTAAGTCTTTAGTTAACTTGATTTGTTTTTCCATACTTTCTTTAAGAGCTTTTATGGTAGAGTCTTTTGCTTTAACCGCAACTTCAAGCTTTGCATTATTATCTCTTAATACTGCCATACGTTGCATAGTGTCATTGTATACAAAATAGGCGCCATACCCTATGCCGCCTAGTATTACTAGCACAAATAAAAAGATGTAAATTCTAGCCATGATAATCGTCCAGATATGTTCTAAATCTCTTTAGCAATACTGGCAACTTGTCTTTTCTTCTTCTTTTATCGTGCATTGTAGTTGTCTTAAGTCTTGGACCCATGTTCTTAGTATCTTTAGGAATACCTGCAACTGCAGTAGTAGTTACATTTGATTCACTAGAAGCTTTTGCTTGAGCCATAGCTTCTGGAGAAGGAGCTCCTTTTTCGCCTTTCTTACGCATGCGCTTTCCAGATTTTCTTCTCTGATTAATGTTATGCCATAGTCCTTTATTTTTTTCTTCTATATTTTCTTTTTGCATTTCCTTAGTCTTCTTCTTCATTTTATTTATGTAAGCTCGATAGACAGCAGCAGCTGCTGTTTTTCCAGCTACTCTTGCTCTTTGTTCCATAGCTATTGCAGCTTGTATCTTGTGGGCGTGCTTTCTACCAGACTTTTTTATTTTAGCCACTGATGCTTTTGCATCAGCCGGAGTTGCAAACTTCAATCCATGAATTGTACCTTTTGGATTTTCATCAGTATATAAATCACTGTGTTTATCAGAACCTGCAGGCTGTCCTTTCTTTCTTGGTATTCTCTTTGTAGCCTCGAACATGTCCGTACTTGGACTCTTACCAGATTGCTTAACAACTTTTAAATCATCACCTACTAATGGTGAATACTTTTCAGCTGCTTTCTTTGCTCTTGCTTCTGAGCTATGCATACTAAACGTGTATCTCGACTTTGGCGCGTTTGGATTTACCACAACGTGAGTGTATGGTTTTATTTTACTTCCTTTTTGTCTACCTGCTACTCTCATCTTAGTAGCTCGCTAGCTGTAACATATATTTGCCTGTTAGTGTTGACGTGCGTCGCTTCATATATATCCACACCAAACACGTCTCCAACAGGAAAACATTCTTCTTTTATTCTTACCTGATCTTTTGGCCAAACTAACTCGTCACACGTTTTATTTAATAATTTTGGACTAGTAACTCGATATATCCCAGGTGATAGTTGTTTATTATCTAATAAGAACCATTCGTTCTGTTCGTTTAAAAAATCTAATACATCCACATTAAATTTTTTACAGATGTCTTCTATTCCTTTTTGTCCGACTTGTTCTTTAATGAGATAGAGCGCGCTCGCAAAAGATCCAAGCTTAGATCCACCCCCTGGAAGTTTTGCAACGAGCCTTTTAATGTTAGCGGCAAGACGAATAAAAGGAGTATAAGCAGACTTTTTTTCATCGTCATCTAGCCTCACGCTCTTGTTCCTTTTGCCATTTTCGTCTATTATTCCTAATTTGTACGCGTCCCAGCTTGTCCAATCCATAACCATCATTCTTATGAATCGAAACGTATATCCTAAATCTGCTGCTCTTTTTAATATACCCATTAAATCTTCCTTAACACGTTAACTACTTCAGGATCCATAGTTATTCCAGTATACTGATCGTTTCTAATATAATTTAAAAATATTAAAAATGGTTTCATAACTGGCCAATGTTTATCTTCTAACTTAAAATCTAATATATTC